AATAAAACAGTAGGGGGGAAACTTAAAAAGTTCACCCCCCCAGAAATTTCTGAGGTTCAAAAATATTGCGCTGAACGCAAGAACGGCATCGACCCGGAAATTTTTGTCGATTTTTATTTGGCGAAAAATTGGATGGTTGGGAAGAACAAGATGCGAGATTGGAAGGCAGCGGTGAGAACTTGGGAAAAGCGCCGCAGGGAAGGCGGCCATTCCTCTCCTGCGGGCTTTTCAAGTCAGGAGTACTTTTTGTGAATCCCATCCACGTTGCTAATTTCACAGATCGGGACCTGACGAAGGCAATGGCCTCCAGCCAAACTGATCACATCAATGACCTGGCGCACTACCGGGCGAACATCATCACCGAGATGAGGGAGGGGCATCAGCTTGCAGGAATCCCGCTGCCGTGGGGGAAATGTGCCGGTGACATCGCCCTACCGCTCAAATACATCTCAATCCTTGGCGGTGCCTCTGGAAACAAAAAAAGCACCATCGCTCTACAACTCCTGCTGTGGGCAAGCAAAGAATTCATAGTTGGCTTTGCATCATTTGAAATGAGGATGAACTACATCCCGAAAATGATGGCAGCAATGGCGGCTGGTGTTCAGGAGCGTGGTGTCAGTGAGCAATGTGTTAATGAGTTTCTCGACTACTCAGCGAACAGAATCTATGCCTACGATCAAATCGGTGATGTTTCTGTCCTGCGGGTATTGGGAGCAGTGGAAGCATTCGGCCAGATGGGCTGCAAATTTGTGGTAGTTGACTCACTCATGATGGTTGACCTGGGCGACACCACAGGATCGCAGCAGTACCAACGGGAGCGGAGTTTTGTTTCAGCGCTGTCAGGTCTGGCAAACCTACATGATATGCACGTTTGCCTGGTCACTCACACGAAGAAACCAGAAGGCAATGGCGGGCCTGAGTTCATCCCCAACAAAAACTCAATCCGTGGTGGCGGGGGTATAACCGACATCGCAGCGGTGGTGATGTTGAGCCACACAGACGAGAAGAAGGCCAAACTGTTGCAGGACAAGGAAAAATTCGGGGCAGTCCTAAGCGAGAAGGAAGAGGCTTATATCGACAGGGCTCCCTGCCAGCGTCTAATCATCGCCAAAAACAGATTCAATGCCTACCAGGGAACCATCTCACTCTTCCAGCATACGCGCTCCAGGCAATTGCTTGGTGATAGGTCTGACCGAGGGATGCACTTTGAATTCTAGCCCCGCATTTCGAGTCATAACCAAACAATTTCATCTCGAAGAAGCGATCCGTGAGCTAACAGAGACTTTCGAAAAAACTGGCTATGTGGAAATGGAATGCACAACAGCTCGGACCAGGACAGCCAGACAGAATCGAGCCTTGCACGTTTATCTCAGGCTGTTGGGAGAGGCTTTGAATTCGGCGGGTTTGGATCAACGAAAAGTTTTAAAGCCCAGCTTCCCGATCCCCTGGACAACCGAATCAACCAAAGAAAATCTATTCAAGCCAGTAATGAAGGCCATGTTTGAAATCGAATCAACAACCAAATTGGAGCGGCATCAGGTGAGCCAGGTATATGACGTTTTGAACCTGCGATTCAGTGAGAAATACGGGATTTCGATTCCATTTCCAGAGTCGGCGGGGGGTCCAGCATGAGATTGCTTATCGAAGTTGAAGGCCAAGAGGCTGTGGAGTTTATGGAAGAGTTCCAGGGGCAGCTCCAGGGCCTGATAAAAAAACTTGAAGAGCTGAGTGACGAGATTGCCGAGCTGCGAGAAACGGTTGGTGGGAAAAACGAGAAGGTGTAAAAGTTGCAAAAAAAAATTGCCAATTGATGAGGTGGTGATTGTCAACATTAACGCCTTCTGCACCTGGGAGTGTTGCATTGCCTACACAAAAACAGACGCAGCCAGGAAGAGGGTCGAAAAAATGCGGAGGATGGAACGGGCTGAAATGAAGGACAAGCAAAAAACCTTGCGACATCGTCTGGCAGAGGCCCAAATCGCGTTCAATTCTTATATAAGAATTCGGGACAAATGGAAACCCTGTGTGAGCTGCGGAACTCCACCAACCGAACACGGAAGGGGAGGGTCCAGGGACGCTAGTCACTACCTGGCAAGGGGCAATCCCAACTCCGGCAGCTTCCACCGATTCCACTGGAGGAACGTGCATAGCAGTTGTAAGAAGTGCAACCGTTTTTTGGCTGGGAATCTGGTTCCGTATCGGGTCGAACTCATCAAGCGGATCGGCCTGGACCGAGTCGAGGAAATTGAAAACACCAACAAAATCAAGCGCTGGAACCACACAGACTTAAAGAGAATCAAGGTATTGGCGAATCGAAAGAGGCGGCTGTATGAAAAAAAATTTAGGTAGCCCAGTAAATAACCTAATTCGATTTAATTCAGCTAATGTGCTAGTGTCGGTGGTAGATTTCAAACAGAACGACTCGAATATTNCGGCGATTCTCGCNGATATATCCAGCTCACTTCAATTTTTGAAAGCCGTGCAGCGCAGGGTGTTGTTGTATGAAGGTCCGTCAGTGCCTCCCATTCGATCCCAGACTGCTGCAGCTGAAGCTGACCCCACGCCAGGCGAAAATTTATAGGGCGTATGGGGAGGCTGGGTCTATCGTCAACGAAACGGCGAGAAGGCTGGCAGGCGATCCGGGATCAATAAGCCGCACCGTCAGGCTCGTCCAGGCTAAGGGGCTGAAGGCCGGAATCGGTGAATTCGACGATCAGAACATTCCGGAAATTAGCCAGAAAGAGCTGAAAGTTCTGTTCTTTGACATCGAGGTTTCTCCAATCAAGGCGGTTGTCTGGAACCTTCAGCCCAGGTGGATTGCCGAAAATCAGGTCACAGAATACGGCAGAATCATCTGCTTCGCCGCGAAATGGTTAGGAACTGACGAGATCATCTACGAAGAAACCCGGACGAAAAACGACAAGCGAGTTACCAAGGAGCTAATCCGCCTGTTCGACCAGGCTGATGTTGTGTGTGGTCACAACTCCCAGAGCTTCGACGTTGGATGGGTGACGGCTAGAGCGTTGGGGCATGGTATCAACCCGCCCAGCCCATTCAAGAGCGCCGACACCTACCGCATTGCGAAGAGGGAGTTCAAGCTACCCAGAAACAGCCTATCCTTCCTTGCGGAATACCTTAAAGTTAGCCCCAAATCAAAACACTCAGCATTCCCTGGCATGGAACTCTGGACGGAGTGCGAGAAGGGCAACAAGGAAGCCTGGGCGGAGATGAAGGCTTACTGCATTCAAGACGTAGAAACGCAGGAGCAAGTCTATTACAAGCTCAGGGCATGGGACTCAAACAAACAGACCAACCTGAGCGTGTTCAGGAAAGACACCATCCCAGCTTGCCCGCAATGTGGCAGCGTCAACATTCAGAGAGCGCAGGACATATTTACCGGAACGCAGATTTACAACGGTTACCGGTGCTTGAATTGCAAGAGCTGGTCCCGTGGCCGGAATACCACCCAACCACGGGAAGCAGGCAGGAATGTGCTGACTAAGGCCTAATCATCTCCTATGAGCTTGCCCGTATCTACTTTGTAGTTATGTGCGAGTTCTGAGTATAAATTAGATAGGTCTTGTTCCATCTGGCTAGTAGATTCAGCGTTAAGGGCGTCACCTATTCGCTCATAAATATACTTTGTCGCAACTGTACTGGCTCCCCAACCATTATAAATCTTTGGAAATGCAGAAGTTGCATAGTATCGTCTTTTCGTATCAGTCATTGGCTACTTACCTCATCATCTAACAGTTCGGTAGATTCAAATCCACAACCCCGGCAAATTTCCCTTTTATAGACATCATTTTCCAGGTATCGAATGGTGCCGGTCATGCACTCTGGGCAATCGCTTTGATGGAGCAAGCGCCAGGCCCCATTATCTATATGGTCCGGTGTAGGCATTAGCTTATCTCCAATCGATCACGAATTTTAGCAAGCCTTCTAAGTCTCTCACTAGGCTGACACTTATCCAGTGGGTTATGTTCGTAAATATCGCTCCGGAAAGTAATCCGACAATCTCCCAAATCCATAACCGTTAGTGGGTTTCTAGTTTGACCCTTAAAAGCCTGGATAGAATCCCAACCGATAAAATCGAAATCTCCATATTTCCCCGCAAATAAAACCCCGGTTTCATTCCATTTTTTTGATGACTCCATAAAATCATCTAATGTTTCTCTGGTTTCAACTGGCTGTTCTACCATCCAGTCACCATAGTCTATGTCGTAAATTTCGCCATCACTGAGATCATGTAACTGTTTCAAAATTGTTTGATTAATCATTTGCTTCGCTCCCGTTGTTTCTTAAGTTTTGCAATTTCCCTGGCAAATTCTGCCAGGATTTTCCGTAATTCGCTATTAGTCATTGTGATAGCCCGGTGTTTAAATTTGCTTCTTTAACCGTAGCGACTAACTGAGATACATCTATTTCATTAGTATCTGGCCGCTGCTGGTATTCTCGGCCAACTATATTAAAATTATCATCAATCCAATAAACGCCATTATCGTAGTTATCCTTATCTGCTAGGCAGTAACAAGTAATACCTATTGATAACGTGCCGCCTATGTAGTTTGCAATCAATTGAGTTAGCCGGGCTATACCATAGTCACCCGATCTAATGCCTTGATCCTTAGCAGTTTGTAGGAACGCCTCTATTGAGTCTCTGGACCCGTTCCAGTGTAGGTAGATACATGGCCTGTAATCCTCTGGAATGCCGGCTAATGACGACTCAGTTGTCTTGAATGCTATAACTGCTCGATTTCCCATTGTTTAACCCTCTATAACGTGGCGAAATTACCACGGCACAACACACTCGCTAGAATGTGCTATACCTTGACAACTTACGCCGCCTCCTCTAATGGCTGTGGTTGCAATTCCAGAACATGATCGACGGCCTTTTGAGCGAACTTGGCAGCGTCTAGAATGAGGGCTCGGTCGTTTTTAAGGGCCGCCAGCCAGGCGTTTAGATATTTAGCATGATCTTCGCGCGGGCTAGTGTCGATCCCCAGGCGATTGCATAGGAATGCGGCACCAAGCTCAGCTACCAGTTCCTCAAAGGCATAGGCCGGATCGCCAAAGCGCTTCCCGCCCTTTCTATCGAGTCGCTGAGCATTCCCCGTCCAGTGGGTTAACTCATGAAATAATGTACTGTAATAGTGAGATGTTGCACTACTACTCTCAGTATCTTTGAAAGCATTACGGATAGGCATCTGGATAACATCCTCAGACGGGATGTAACACGGCCGGCCGTTTTTAATGATTGCTTGGGTATTTCCCACGAAATCATCGGCATTTTTGACGGCCGTTGTTATATCGGGCTTGGTTTCTACAGTATCAGCAACCCAATCTGGCAAGTTATCCACTTGATTAGCAGTGAATACACAAAAGGAATTGAAATACTGGCCTTGTGATTTGCCATCTTTGGCGCCTGGATCGTCTTTTTCATAGGTTCCGTACTTAAACATGGGCAAGCCCTTCTCGCCCCTTCTTACATTAGCGCCGATTGATTTCCACTGCTTATAGGTGCCAAGCAAGTGGCAGTCAGCAAACATTATCGCCAGGAGATAGTTGCCCCCCTGATATATCTTTCCGCTGATTATGTTCTGTGGTGTGCCATCTATTGAGTTGAAAGGCCTCGTCCAGTCGCTGCCGGATGTTTCCATCTGTTCGATAACCTTATCGGTTATCACCTGCTCTAATTGGTTACGTTTCATGATATTCCCCGTTATGAATGAATTATACTAATGTGTGGCGTAGAAAGTATTAGCTAAAGTAATATAAATGTCAAGTATTAGCGCAGTGGAATTAGCGGAATGATTGTAGCCTGGGGAAGGGGCCTCAACTCCGCACATTTCCCGTCGGGGGCGATGCCGGTCGATGCCGGGCCTATCGGCCGGGCCCAGGCGCTCCAATTAGTGCCAGGCCACTATTTCCGGTAATAGGTATTACCGGAACTAACTACAGAATGTCTATGTATTTCAGGCACTTAGTTATTGAGATAATCGGCCAGATCGAGCAATGTGGTGTATCTCGCCAGATTTTGGCCGCCTGGCTCGGTTTTGATACCGGGGGCCGGATCGGGCCGGTGTGAATATGGAGGTTGCCTCCCCCCCACAAAATAGCCGTTTCGTATTAATTTTGTTACGGTGTCGAGATGCTTGCCAAGCCCTCACGCAAAACACAGGCTCAGATTGACTCATGGGCTGCTGACGCGCCGAAAAAGGAGAAGTCGGGTGGTAGAACCAAGAGGGGTGAAAAAGCTCCTGTAAAGCGTGTGGGGCGCCCTCCTGGGCAGAGGGCTGCTCAGTTGGAATTACAGGAGTATATGTACAGCCACAAGAATAAAAAAAAGGTGGTTGAGAAGTTATTTGCGGCGGCGTTGGATGATGATCATAAGAACCAGGGTATTGCGTGGAAGTTGTTATCGGATCGGATGTTGCCTATCAGTGGTTTTGAGAAGTTAGGTGGTAAGAGTGCTATTCAGATCAATATAAATACCTTAGAGACACCTCAGGTCATTGCGGGGGAAACGATTGAACAGGCTCAAGAGGATGTTGAAACAGCATGAGGGCAAGAGGCATTTCGCATATCAGTGTGGTGCCGGGAAATGGACTATTGGTGTAGGTCGGAACATTGACGAAGATGGTGGCATTGGTTTGTCAGAGGAAGAAATTGATTATTTGCTCGATGCTGACATTGTTCGTTGTCTGCGGGAGCTTGCGGTTTTTGAGTGGTTTTCTGATCTGGACGAGGTGCGTCAGGACGCGATGATATCCATGTGCATGAATTTGGGTTTGAGCCGGTTGAGGGGATTCAGTCGAGCTTTACGGGCCATGAAGTACAACCTATATGATGATGCTGCTGATGAGTTTTTGGATTCGAGGTGGGCTAATCAGGTTGGTTACCGGGCCAATGAGCTGGCCGAAATGATACGCACTGGTGATTACCCGGACACAAGTTGAAGGTTTTGTCCGAAATGTAACGCAGGGGCGCGTGTTTACCGGAAATAGGATGGATATTGCTGTAATACACTGGGTTGATGCGTGGATTGACACTGTTGACATGGAGGTTGATCAGGCCAAAAAGCAGAAAGCCATCAGTCGCTCAACGTGCGGGTATTTGGTTTCGGAGAATGATGAGGGTGTTTTGCTTGCGACAGACCGTTACAAGGGTGGGAAGGAGGTGAATAGTCCGATGTTCATCCCGTGGGGCATGATCAAGACTTACGAAATTCTGGAGGTGGTCTAGTGCCGGGGATGGGTTCAAAGCACAGTGGATTTTGATGTCTCACTGCTTCCCTGGCAGCAGGAAGTCTGGAACAGCAAGGCTCGGTTTCGCGTTGTTGCTGCCGGCAGAAGGACGGGCAAGTCACGTTTAGCTGCGTATATGTTGTTGGTCAAGGGCTTACAGACAACAGATGGTGAGATTTTTTATGTGGCTCCGACCCAGGGCCAAGCCAGGGACATCATGTGGAATACCCTGATGGATTTGGGGCAGTCTGTCATTCAGTCGGCGCATATCAACAATATGCAGATCAAGTTGGTTAACGGGACCCAGATCAGCCTGAAGGGGTCGGACAGGCCAGAGACGCTTCGAGGAGCAAAGATAGCTTTCGTTGCTGTTGATGAGTATGCAGATATGCGCGAGGCGGTATGGGAGCTTGTCCTGCGGCCCGCCCTTACTGATTTGGCACCCACCTCATCAGCGTTATTCATAGGAACGCCAACNGGGCGAAATCATTTTTATGAATTATACAAAAAAGCAATGGACGCAGAGGATCATGAGGCTTTTCANTTCACCAGTTACGACAACACAGTATTGAGCAAGACGGAAATTGATGCAGCAAAAAAAGAGATGTCGAGTTTTGGGTTTCGCCAGGAATATATGGCAAGTTTTGAGGCGCGTGGGTCGGAAATGTTTAAGGAAGATTGGGTTCGGTTCGAGGGAAAAGAGCCGACCGCTGGCGATTACTACATCAGCATTGACCTGGCTGGATTCGCAGACGTTAGCCAAAGCCCCAGAAGAAGAAAGAAATCAAACTTAGACAATACGGCTATCGCAATCGTTAAGGTCAACGAAGAAGGTTGGTGGGTCAAGGACATAATTGCGGGTCGTTGGGATCTTAACGAAACGGCCATGAAGATATTTCAGGCGGTGAGGGATTATGAGCCGATCTCGGTGGGCATTGAGAGGGGTATTGCTAAGCAGGCGGTGATGTCGCCCCTGCTAGATTTAATGCGGCAGAATGCCCGTTATTTCAGGGTTGAGGAATTAACCCACGGGAATAAGAACAAAACAGATCGGGTGATGTGGGCCTTACAAGGGCGGTTTGAAAACGGAATTATCAAGTTAAACAGGGGGTCGTGGAATGAAATGTTCCTTGATGAGCTTTATCAATTCCCCGATCCGCTGACGCACGACGACACGGTGGATGCGTTGGCTTATATCGACCAGATGGCGACGGTGCCTTATGCGCAGGATTTTGAGCAGGATAATCACGAATTCATAGATTCGGTGGCGGGATATTGATATGGCGAAAAATGATGAAGTAGAGGTGCGGCTTTTCGAGGATGCTGGATTAAGTTCCTGGGTGATGACGCAGGTAAGCGAGTGGCGTAATCATTATGAGCAGAACTACGAAAAGACCTTCAAGGAATATTACCGGATATGGCGTGGTATTTACGATCCCAACGACAAAACCAGGGCTAGTGAGAGGAGCAAGATAATCTCGCCTGCGACCTCTCAGGCCATTGAATCAAGTGTTGCAGAAATTGAAGAAGCCACCTTTGGTCGTGGTCGGTTTTTTGATATTCGGGATGATATTGAAATTCCGAATCCCCCTGAAAACATGACTGAAGAGCAGGCGGCGATGCTCCAGGCTGAGATGCAGCAGAAAAAAATAGCAAAAATGAAAATCAAGTATTTGCGGGATAAGCTCACCGAGGATTTTCAAAAGCAAAAGATCAGGCAAGACATAGGCGAGGTTTTGCTTAATGCTGCGGTTTTTGGGACGGGCATTGCAGAGGTGGTTATTGATCTTCAAAATGAAATCAAGCCAGCAACCCGAGCAATGGGGGGGATGGCGGCTCAAGGGACTGAGGAAGAGGAGAGGGCTGTTGTTAAATTAAAGGCCGTGTTGCCACAGAATTTTCTCATTCAGCCAGAAGCTACCGATATTGAATCAAGCCTGGGCGTTGCAATTGATGAGGATGTCTCGCCGCACTCGATTAAGTTGTTGCAGGAAGCTGGTGTTTATAAGGACGTTACCATCGAAACCTCTGGTACAACCAGTACCGACATTCTTGAACCTGACCCCACCCTGGTTGATCAGCCGGACCACGTTGTGAGGCTGACTAAATATTATGGGCTGGTTCCGAGGGCCCTGCTTGACAGATTTAAGCTGGAAAATCCTGCTGATGAATTTGAAGAGATAATTTCGGAGCTTGAGGAAGAGGCAGAGGCAGGGCAGGAAGAGGATGATTTGCTATTGGCGGCTGATTTTGATTCAGACGGTGGCCCTCATTACGTTGAGGCTTGTATCGTCATAGCTAACGGCGCAACCGTGCTAAAGGCCATAGAAAACCCCTATATGATGCAGGATAGACCTGTTATAGCCTTCCCCTGGGACGTTGTTCCGTCAAGGTTTTGGGGTAGAGGAGTAACAGAAAAGGCATATCACTCCCAAAAGGCCCTGGATACTGAGCTTAGGGCCAGAATTGATGCGTTGGCCCTAACAAATTCGCCCATGATGGCGATGGATTCGACCAGAATCCCCAGGGGCTCTCAACCAGAGGTCAGACCTGGGAAGATTTTGCTCACAAATGGCAACCCTGCGGAGGTTTTACAGCCCTTTAACTTCGGCCAGGTGTCTCAGATCACTTTTGCGCAGGCACAATCATTGCAGCAGATGGTTCAACAGGCCACTGGTGCCGTCGATTCGGCTATACCAGGGAATCTTAACGACACGGCTGCCTCTACCCTCTCGATGGGGCTATCTGCCATCATAAAGCGCCAAAAACGCACCCTGGTGAACTTTCAACAGAGCTTTTTGATCCCATTCGTAAAAATGGCAGCTTGTCGGTATATGCAGTTTGATCCTGAGAATTATCCGGTAGAGGATTTCGTTTTTACCGTGACTTCTAGTCTTGGGATTCTTCAAAGAGAATATGAGGTCACGCAACTGGTTCAGTTATTACAGACCATGCCGCAGGACAACCCGCTCTACCCCGCGCTGATTAAATCCATCGTTGACAACATGGCCCTGTCAAACCGTGAAGAGCTTGACGCAATGATCGACCAGTCCATGCAGCCTGATCCACAGCAGCAGGAGATGGCACAAGTTTCTGCCAAGGCTCAGCTTGAATTCACCCAGGGGCAAACTGCCGCGTTGGTTGGTCAGGCAAACGAATCGAATTCCAGGGCCAAGAAAATCGAGGCTGAGACTATTGCCGTTCCGATTAAGCTGGAAAGTGACCGAATTGAGGCTATTGCTGACCTTACTCGCTCAGAGGGTGATCTTGACAAGGATGACAAGCTCAAATTGAAAATCGCTGAAACGGCCATCAAAGAGAAAAAGGTAAGTGTGGAAGAGGCCAAGATTAGTGCGGCCCGTTAAATTAGCTTAATTACGACACTTTACGTTAATTAATTTCGGTGTTACGGTAAAAAAAAATGAGTCTGTCAAAAGAAGATGAAGAATATTGCGAAGCAATGTTTGAAATGATGGCGACAGATGGCTGGAAAATCCTTCTCAAAGACTATGAGGGAAATCGAGCCAACATTAATTCAGTGGAATGGACGAAAGATAACGATGACTTGCGGTTCCGAAAGGGCCAGTTGGATGTCATCGCCTCAATCCTGACACTGCGGGACCAAGTTGAAACTTTGTATGAGCAGAATGATCTTTGAGTTCAGATGCCCAGACGGACATCGTAGTGAAAAACTTGTAGAAACTTCCGTGAGACAAATTGATTGCCCTGACTGCCGGCAATCCTCAACTCGGGTGCTTTCTTACGCGGGTCCAATGCTCGAAGTAATCAGTGGCGACTTCCCAGGAGCTACGATGAAATGGGCAAGAGATCGGCAGAAGAAAATAAAGGCAGAGCGCAGGGAAACCGAACTCCACGGTCCTGCGGGTTAAATTTTAAGCCCATTATGGATAACTTAATCAGGAGAAAATATGGCAAAGGCAGAAGCAGCCGAGCAGCCTGTTGACGATCCTATTGCAATTCTTGAACCAGAGGAATCTGGCGAAAAGACTGAGGAAACGGAAGTACCAGCAAGTGCTTATGCGTCAAAGTCACGCGATGATTTGGAAAAAATGCTAGACGATCAGAAGTCTATGATTGGTCGGCAATCTAATGAAGTCGCTGATGTAAGACGCGAAATTGAAGCAATGAAAGGTACCAGAAGTTACGTTGACAGCCAACTGCAAGTTGAACAACCCAAAGCCAAAGAGATTGACTATTTCGGTGACCCGGCCAGTGCTATCAAGCAGAGCATTGAGGATCATCCGGTATTGAAGCAGCAAGCGGAAGAACTGGCGCGAATGAGGGCTGAAACAGCAGCCCGCGACATCGAATCCAGACATCCCGATGCTTCTGCTTTGCTTAATTCCGATGACTTCAAGACCTATATAGCGCAGTCGCCAAGTCGCACCGCGAGTTATACCACCGGCATGAAGTCGATGGATGTTGGGATAGTGGATGAACTTTTGTCTGGATTTAAGGCAACAAACCAGCCACCGCCCGAGGTTGAGGCATTGAAAAACCAGGACCGCAAAGCCCAGGCAAAAAAAGCAGCAACGGGTAACGCTCAGGGTTCTTCAGAAACCTCCGCAGGCAAGACCATTTCGCGTGATGACATAGTGAATCTTAAAATGAATGACCCGGAACGCTATCGGCGCTTATATCCTCAGATTGAGAAGATGTATCGAGAGGGTCGGGTCACTTAATTTATTTTCTTATTTTAAGGTGATTCATCATGGCAACATCCGTATATCCCGCCCAGGGCGGTAGTAGTAATGTAACAACTCAGGCCAATTTCATTCCAGAACTTTGGTCCGATCAGGTACGGGCAGCATTCAAATCCCGTATCGTTATGGCTGGCATTGTTAAGCAAATTCCAATGACGGGCAAGAAGGGCGACACCATAAATGTCCCAGCTCCCAGTAGAGGAAGTGTGACAGCAAAAGCCGCTGGCACAGCCGTAACCATCCAGAATGATACTGCATCAACTGTGGCTATCACGATTGATAAGCACTTTGAATATTCTCGACTTCTTGAGGATATTGCAGCACTGCAAGAACTAGCATCAAGTCAGGAGTTTTATACCGATGACTGTGGCTACGCACTTTCCAAAAACATAGATACCAATCTGCATAACTTAGGCAAAAACCTGGGTGATGGCGACGGTTCGAGCTGGGTGAATTCAGCGTCTTTCTACGTTGATGCGTCCGGCGGCTTAACCACCTATGCCGTTGATACCGTTACAACAAGCGATTTGCTCACTGACGCAGGATTCCGCGCTTTGATCGTTAAGCAGGATGACGCTGATGTGCCTTTCGACAAGCGGTATTTCGTAATTCCGCCAAGTGCCAGATCAACCATGATGGGAATTGACCGTTATGTTAATTCCGACTTTGTTAGTGGTCGTGGTGTTGATAACGGCAAGATCGGTAACATTTATGGTATCGACATCATGGTCAGCACTAACTGCCCTGTCACTGAAACCGCTGCTGAGAACTCAGCGGGCGGTGAATTGAAGGCAGCTATACTTCTGCAGGAGGCTTCCCTTGTTCTTTCTATGCAGCAAGATGTAAGGGTTCAGACTCAGTATAAGCAGGAGTGGTTGGCCGACTTACTAACAGGCGATGTGCTTTATGGGTCAGTTGCATACCGACCTGATTCAGCCTTCAACCTTGTGGTGAATTCGTAACTCTCCCTTGAGTTTCGGGGGGTATTCATTTACCCCCCTTTTTTTATAACCAGGGGGATTTATGCCAACGATAGTAACCAAGAATTCCAGCACAGCGAGTGCTGTTCCAAGCAGTTCGGATTTGGTTCAAGGCGAGTTAGCGGTTAATGTCGCTGACAAGCGGCTTTTTACCGAGGATGATTCTGCAACGGTCATCGAGCTTGGAACCGCGCCTTCTTCAATCACCACAGGCGCAGTTTCCGCCTCCTCAATTACTTCCAGCGGAGCGATACAGGGCACTGTTGTTACTGCGACTACAAATTTCGCTGGAAATATTACAGGAAATTTAACTGGAAATTCCGCAGGAACTCACACAGGTGCAGTTACCGGAAATGTCACGGGCAATATTACTGGCACAGGCAGTTCAAGCCTTACAACTCTAGCAACAACGAATTTAACCGCTGGTGGCCTAACATTTGTCACTAGCGATGGTGCTGCAAATCAGGTTCTAGGTACGGACGGGGCAGGCGCATTACAGTGGCTAACTACTACTACTTACGACTTAGCAAGTCAGGCTGAAGCAGAAGCCGGAACAGTAACAACGGGCAGGATTTTTTCACCTTTACGAGTGAAACAAGCCATTGATTCACTGGCTGTAACAACTGCGGATTTCGGTACTGGCGTAGGAACATTTTTAGCTACTCCAAGTTCAGCTAACTTACGCACAGCAGTCACCGATGAAACCGGAACAGGCTCATTAGTTTTTGCTACAAGTCCAACTCTGGTTACTCCAGTTTTGGGAACTCCGGCATCCGGTACAGCAACCAACCTAACTGGGCTTCCTGCGGCAGGTGTAGTAGGAACAGCGGCCATTCTAGGTGCTAATACTTTTACCGCTTTACAAACCCAAGCCGCTGGCGCTGATATAGCTTCAGCAACGGCTGTTGATCTTACCGCTGCCACTGGAAATGTAGTAGTCATTACCGGAACTACTACCACGACAAGTTTCACAATGACCAAAGGGCAGCAGATGGTACTTATAGCCGCTGCTGCTTGGCCTTTAACTTTTCACGCCACAACAATGAATATTGTTGGGGGAGTAAGTTATACCTGTGCCGCTGGTGATAGGCTTTATGTGGTTAAGGATGATGATGACGTTATCCGAGTATCAGTTAATAAGCAGGATGGTACTGCGGTTGTTTCGGCTTCTGGGGCAGCTAGTCAGATAACAGTAGCTAACGAAGCCACTGACACCACTTGCTTTCCCACATTCGTCACCGCAGCA